CTGACGAGCTTCATTTACCTTTTGTACACCTGACTCGTAAGCAGCAGCAAGATCGCTGTCATTCTGAATACGATCGATTTCATCCTTAATCAATTTACCATAATGGTCAATTGATCGAGACGCCTTTTCGAATGCTTGATTGTCTTCAGCAGACAATTCCTCACCATCAGCAGCACGCTCTAGGTATTCCTTGCGAGCGTGAGCAGCAGCAATACGCTGTTCATTAAGGCGCTTTAGCAGCGGAGTTTCCGCTGGAAGATTCTCATTTGCCATGAGGTATTCTTCCTTTCTTTTAAAGCGATTAAAGAAAAATAACGGTGGCTTTAATCCGGCCGTCTTTTAGAAATTAAACTCTTCCGCCAATTGACGCAACTCATCTTGCGCAAGTAGCTTACGAGCAATTTCTTTATTTAGCTTGCTATTCTGCTGAGTGGTATTATCTGATTCCGGCTGAGAATTAGCTCTATCCTCAGTGGACTCGCCCGGCTCAAGTAGTCGTGCAATAGCTTGCTTGATTGCTTCATCAGTATCTAATGTAGAGTCGATGTCACAACCATTAATGCCACATCGCTTCGCTAAACTCGTAAGAGCATTACGACGCGCTACCCCAGAAGTGGCATCGGGGTAAGCAGGAAATGTTACTGGTGCTACGTCAATTAGACCAACTTCAATTAGACTTCTTTGCGGATAGCCTTCTTCTGTTAAATCCCAATCGTCTTGCACCTTAAAAAATGTGAATGAAGATTCACGAACATCTCTACGTTCCAAAAGCTCAGCTAAATCCTTAGCATAACTGGTATTCGGGAGTAAAGATCGATAATATAATCCACTGTTATCAATGGACAGTTCTAAAGTACCGGCACCTGTTCGACCGATAACATATTGAGGATCATGATTCCATAGTGCACGAACATCAGCCTCGCGAATTGTTTTATTAAAAGCAGTCGGCTTAACTTTTTCAACAAAGCCACCAAGATTACCGCTACGCTTTTCGAATACAGAAGCATATCCTTCGGCATAAATGCTCGATCCTTTTGCTCTAACTTCGACTTCACCCGTAGTCATGCGGCGCTCAAGCAGTCTTTGAGTCATCCTGCTTTCCTCCCTCCGAAGTAGACACCGCTTTAGTATTACGGGCATCTGCCTTGGCTTCCTTAAAGGCTTTCCGTAAATCGTCAAGATTCAATCGATTGACAGGAAGCAAATAAACCTTACTCATTAGAATGCTACCGCCTTAGCTAATGCAAACCACAGTTTGCGACTTCGAATTGCTTCGGAAATCTCTACCGATCCTTCAGCAACACTTTGCAAAGTCTCCGCTGATTGTTGCACAGCCTCTTCGGTATCGTCATCGACCACAATGGACACGAATTGTGCACCCTGGTCTAGGTATGGCTGCATTTGTTCCAGCCATCTCGCCAAATCAGCGAATCTTACATTTTCACCTTCTAGAATTGCAGCAGTTTCTGGATTTAATTGGATACCACTACTAAGATTAATTTCAAGTCCTTCAGTGTCTCCGATCACTTCCATTGCAATATCACCTAAATGTAATTGCTTAAAGAATCGGCTCTCAGGATCTCCTACCCCAGATTCAACAGAATCACTCACCACATCGCAATCACAATGCGGATGAACAGGAACATTATTAGGATCTTCATTCAATCGGCATCGTTCACAGATCTTAAGTTTTTTGATAATTCGTCGTTCTACTTTAGACGTACGAGACGCTCGGGATTCTGAATCATTTTCCGCAGCAGCAATTTTAGAAGGAAGTAATTTAATTTGTGCCTCAACTTCTTCCTTCAGAAGAGTCTTACCGGAATTATCAAAAAGGCCCTGTGGCTCATCTAATAAATTAGTCATTAGCTTGCTCCACTTCAATATTAACAGATTTACCTTTTCTTGTGACTCTTCTTACTCTGACTTTGCCTTGGAATAAGTGCTCGTCATCCATAATTCCAGAACCGACAATATCGCTAATATCTGCTGATTTCTTTGAACCAACCATTCGCAAAACTACAGCATGATCTCCGACAATTCCTAATGATTCGTTTGGCCGAGCATAGGCATAGACTTCAGCAGTTTCTCGTTTCTTTGCCCAACTAGAAATAGGCGTCTCGAAAGTATCCCCTGGTTTTGGTAAATCTTTACGATTCAAAAGAATCCCACGATATAATGGACTTCTATGAGTTGATGCAGTATCCATTCGATGTTGAAGAACAGCAGCAGCATTTCGGATATCTGCTTTTAAATTCTTTTCCTTATACGGTCCAGGTTGTCTGGTTCCATCCGGTAAGTCTTTAGCTCCCGCTTGTAATAAAGTATACTGATGTCCACCTAATGGCACATCTTCGAGAGTAGGCTTTCCTGTTTTATTATTAGCAACTGCTTTTGTAACTTGTTTATGTCCAGCATATGATTCAGACCATAATCCACCAGCACGCTTTTCCATATTACTAGAACTCTGCCAGGGTGCGCCAAAAGGATAAACGTCATTCTGATTCATAATCATCATGTCAGGGTCATCTTTTCCTACTTTCTCAGTAGGAGCACCAGAAGAAGAATGCTTTGCAAATTTACCAGCTTTATCGTGATAGGGATTAGCGCGAATATCATAAACAGCTTTATCTTTAGAAGTCATTCGACCATTAGCGTCCCGATAAGGGTTGCCTCTCTTTTTCTTAGGGGCACTCTCCACAATGGCCTGCAAAGAGTGCCATTCTAGAAAGGGTTATCAGGTTCACGCTTTCTAAGCTCAGTTAACAATGTTTCAGTATCCATAGTAGATGGATCTGCTGATCTTGATTGTGGTTCCTCGTCATCGATTTCAGGACTTAATTCAGGAATTCCTTCATCTTCAACATCAAACTGAACAGTATCAAACCATTCTTTTAATAATGCTGCTTCTTCTTCAGCAGTAAAGGTATGAGCTTCATAAACATCAGTCATTACTCAATCCAGCTCCCATCCTTTACCCATGGTGTAAACACTGTCGGATTAATATAAGAACTTAATGCCATTGATGCATCATTTCCTAATTCAGTAGCAACTCGACGCCCGATTTCCTTACGTGCCTTCAAAAAATCAGGCTTAGACTGAGGAGGTTCGATATTTTTAACCTCGCGCAATGCAACCACATTAGCGTGATTAGTACGTAGATCTTTTAGTAGAAATTCTTTAGGAATTCCACCTTCACTATTCATATACCGACGTACTTTATCTTCATTAGTATTAAAAAGCTGTTCTTCCGAATCCTTACCGATATGACGAGATCGAAGAACATCGACCACCTTAGAGTCATGTGTCTTTAGTACAATGTGGACTCCGTCTTTACCAGTGAAATCAAGGGTTGCAGAGCCATCGTCATTGAAATGTACGTGCTTTGCTTTTAGGTTCGTAGCGCCGTGTGCTTGTACCTTTGCACCACGATCAGCATTAGACCCTGGTCGCATTCCCATCCGACGAATTAGAGTAAGTGCTCCCGCTTCATCGCTAGTTAATGCATCTCGCTCTAGTGCTGAATCCAATTTATCTAAATGGGGTTGCAATTCTTTGTTTCGCTGGAATTTCTTTTCGGCCTGACGTGCTGTGTGTTCCTTTGAATACCATGCTTGTCTACGACCTTTTGAATCTCGGCCTAAAACCTGAAGATCAGCAGTTTCTAAATTATCAGCAATTTGAACATCAGTCCAAGCAGGAGGAATTGACTTACCAGTAACTTCTTTGAATCGAGCCTTACTTTCATCAGTTGCTGGTGACATTCCTTCTTTAGAAGCAAATTGTCCACTAGCTTTACTGTGAATTTTATTAAAGCGCGATTCCGAAGTAGCAGCTTCGAATTCTTCATCTAAAATATCTAAAATAGAGCGTCCTGCTGCGGCATCCTGTTTACGTAATTTATCTTCTTGCTTTGTACGTCCACCTTCACCCGGTGAATTAGCACCGCTCTTTGGCGGAGACGGTGTACCATTCGCAGGATTAGGAGAATTCTGAGCCATCGCGTCACCCTGCACTTTAGCCAATTCCTGCTGCTGTGCCGATGCAATTTCGGAAAAGAACTTATCTCCGTCAGTAACTTTAGGAAGTCCTAATTTCATACGTGTTTCATTTTTAGTAGAAACATCTTTTTCAAATAGACCAACCCAAGTATCAGACAATTCCTTAAAGGTACCCATAAGCAATGCTGAGGTATCGAGTTCAATAAATGTACCCAAACCTTCATTACCAGGAGCATAAGCACTTAAGGCATCCTGTAAGCGCGTGATCCACGGTCCGAAAGTTCCCTGTAGCATTGCTGTATTTTGCTCTGCTAATCCAGAACCCCATGAGGTAGAAGCGCTTACAATTCCCACTCGGTGCGGCGGAACTCGGAACCATCTAGCGATGTCAATTGCCTGATGTTCACGCGACTGAAGGAACTGTGCATCATCCGGCGGAATAGTGATTTGATGAATCTTTGCTCCACCCGATGCAATTGCTGGACGATGCCAATTGTTCTTTCCTCTGTGGAATCGCTCGAATGTACGAACAATGTCCTTTGCCTTTGTTTCATCGACATTGTTAGGAATTTCCAAAACAATCTTAGCTTGTGACCCTTGACCGAAATAGCGGGCACCATATTCTTCTAAGGTAAGTCCTAATCCAATAGCTTCACGCGCATATTGAATTACTGACATTCCGGCAGGCATTCCTGGTAAAGTAGGTCCTTGTACATGGAAAATATCAAAAGACGTGTACCATGGTCCGTTACCACCAACGCGATACCTACGGAATCCGGCCTTATTCGGGTCCCATTCCACAGTAACCGATGCAGGATCTAAAACATCCAATCCCACAATTACACCATCACTTGGACGACGACGGAAAGCAGCATACCCGTTTCCCCAAGTCAATGCAGAAACTAGTAATTGATTAAAAATATCAAATCTTCTAATTTCCGGGTG